TTTAGGCAATTATCCCATTAGCATAATTAAATTGATGGTTTTTAGGAGGTATAGTATGATTATTAGATGTTTAAAAATTTGGGTAAAATCAAATCTGCTTTGGAATGGGGCTCTTTACTTTTTGAGAAAAAGATGTGGGTATTTATTTTGTCAATAATACTATCTGTATTAAGTTTTTTAAAAGGATATCTTGAATTATTTTCACAATACGTTGGTTGGCCTATTGCAATAATAGCAACAACTCTAGGGTTATTTATAATGTCGTGTCATGCTATTGCGGGATTTTTAAAAATTGGCTCAATTATTAAAAAGAAACTAGGCATGCAGAAGCATTGTAATGCAGAACAAAGGCCTGTAAGTGTGACTTCTTATAACCAATCTGGTGGAATCACGGCAAACAGCGTTTCTGTGGGGAGTTATCAAAGATATTTGACAGAAGAAATTAAAAAGCAACTGCTAGAACAAATCGATAATAAAAAGCCGCTTGATATTGTATGCTCTATGAATGATCCAGAGGCTGAACGATATTCTTTTATGCCCTATCGGTAGAGGTAACGCAAGCCAATAAGTTTGCCTGTGCTGGAAAAGATGAACTTGCAAATTTAATGACTGGGTTTATTGATAAAGATGGTGACGACTTAGATATTGACTAAAACAATATCTGTCATTATGAATTTACCGAATCGTACCAAGAATCTATTTTTAATTTTTCCTCAGCCGTTGCCTGCGATTCGTATTGACTGTTTAGCCGTAGCGATTCAATCCTCGATTTTAATTTCAATTTTACCTTCTCGGTAACTTGATCTAGTAATTCAGATAAATTATCAAAATCCTTCCCCGCTTCTAAAACATTGCTATAAAGCTCTTTTAATTCAACATTATTTTTATTTTGCTCTAAGCTCATTTTTTTCTCCTTTTTTTTAAATAGACCCTAAAAACTCAATTACTATCGAACTATTTATATGGTATGCCAAGCCAGTAAAGTTATCATAAAAAGCGATACCATTTTTAGAAACTTGCGTTTTGCATTTTATAAACTCGTTAGCTGCAACATCAATCACTGTCACATTTGTTGTTGTTGCGAACGCAGTGTAATTATAATGTCTTGCGTACCCAAAACTGCGTGATCCAGCCAGCTCTGTTTCTGTTGGGGTTATAGCACTCGAATGTTTCACTAATGAAGTATAAAAATTGGTCCTATTGGTGTAGCTGGCATTTTGCCAATTTAGAGTATAAGATACTTTGTATTTGCCCGCTTGAAGCAATTGAACACCTGTGTTACTTGACGCTGTTGGGGCTATGTAACTGTAGATATCGGTATTCGTAACAGGTGTGCTATCGAAAATGGCATAGTAAGCGGTGTCAGTTGGGGTTGGGGTGACGTCAGTAGAGTTTGTGCCGTGAAAAACATTAGCATTGTTTCTTACATAATAGCCCTGGGTCGGGCTGAGCGTTAAATCTCCGTTAAGCGTACCGCCCACATCTGATCTTAAAAATTGACTTGCCTCTAGTCCGTCAACTTGGTCAGCGTTTATCCCACTTGGCAATCGATTTATGCTTAATGTCCCACTTGAAATATTTGAAGCATCCGTGCAATCTGTATTTGGAACAGCCCCCAACCCAACGTCTGTTTTACTTAAGTTTAAAGCTGATTTCAACGTTGTATCAATGTCTAAGTCCTCTACATCGCCTGTCCCTGCCGTTGCTCTACCTTTAACAGTCCCAGTCGCAACATGTGCCATTTTAGGATTAGTTACCGCTTCATCTGAAATTGTTAAGTCTGTTGAGCCTGTCACATCACCTGTATGCGTTGCATTGCTTATTTTAGCGTTATTTACTTCGACATTAGATTCCATTGCGTCTAAGTCTACCGCTTGTGTAATTGATATATTCCCTAGTTTAGCTTGCTCCGCACTTGTAATTGTTGCTGGCTTGTTAAGTATCTGTGCATCCCCACTAACAGCGTTCCAATCGGCATTTACATTAACTTCTGCTCCTGCTGCAATTCCATTTAATTTTGATTCATCACCAGATGTAAAATGCTTGTTTGTTGGTGTTTCTTCAATATCATCTAATGTAAGCCCCCTCGTTTCAGCTTGATTGCTTGCGTTTCCGATAAAAACATTGCCATGGTCAAGGTTTGGAACATCGTTTGTCCGGCCAGCACCACCAACCTTTATTGACCCAGATGAATTGTCAACACGCTGAACCTTCCCTATGTTTTGAATTAAAGACGATTCCCCTGTTGGCTTGGAATTAGTAAGTGTCCCAGTATTTGATATATACAAGGTATCCCCTAAACTGAAACTGCTTGTATCAAGCCCTGAAAGTGTGCCAAATATAACCACATTAACCGATGCATTTAAAGACACGCTTTCATTCGCAAGGCCAAAACACGGCATCTTTGCTGAATCGTTGGCATCTGCTATTGCAACAATTGGTGTATTACCAACGGTGTCATAACTGCTAATATACACCGGATCGCCTTTAGTTAATGCCTCCCCAGCCTTTGCCTTAAATTGGATCTCACCCCTAAGCGAACCAATATGGATATCAGCTTCAATCTCACCGGCAATGCTAATATTGCCAGTCCCAGTAATATCATTGCCGTTTAAATCCAAATCACCTCCAAGCTGTGGTGTTGTGTCCTCAACGACGTTTAACAATGCCCCGCTTGAATTTATTTGATAAGCAACACTGCCTGTCGAATCGGATACATACAAGTCAAACCCTGCCCCAGTCCTTACCAAATACAAGGCATTAGCGTCTAAACTTGAGGGAACGCTTGAAACAACCTTATAAATTGAAATTAAAGCCATTTAAAAACTACCATCCTGTGATTCCTGCAACTACATAATTTTGGGTATTGTAGGTAAAGTATCCGTTCCCGTCCTCGCCTACCTTGTCAAGCTGCGTTTTATTGGCGTGAGTATGTTTTTTAGCCACCGCATCATCAATATCAGCCACGCTTGACGTTGGTTTGTTTTGAATGTCAGCCCAGTTGATAGCTAAGTCCATACTTTCATACTCAGCTATTTTTTCAAACGAACTTGAAGCATCACTGTAGATATAAGTAGCTGCTCCGCTATTCACTGAAGAATCAGAACTCGCATCCAAAACTAAAACAACTGCGTTGTCAGCTAGCGATAAAGCATCTCTGGCCGCAATATCTGCAACAACCTCAACAGCAGTAATCCCAGAAATAGCTGTGTTAATCATCGCTTGAATATCGCTCTCTTTAATCATTCGACGCACTGTTGAAGCTGACGTGCCTGTTACATACACCTCCACATAAGTCGATTGACCTGCCGGATTAATTAAATAAACACTGTTTGCTTCTAGCGTTCCTGGCAACGCTGTTTCTTTAAATACTTTTAACTCTGCCATTTTTTATGCTCCCTTTACCATTGTGTTGATGCGAATTGATGCGGTTGCGCATATAATTTTCCGTCTGTTCCAAATCCAATTATATTATCAACGTCTTGACTAACTTCAATTACTGCATTATCACCCTTTTGACCCTTCACAGCAATATCTAAATGAACATTTTGGTTTTCCTCGACTATTAAAAAATCAATAACGCTACCCATTGCTAGTCACTTCATTAATAACCGTTACCTTCCCTTTTAAGTACGTTGCCACCACACCGCTGTTATAAGTAAATTGTAAATCGTAAACATAACTTGTGGCTGGAAGGTCTGCAATAAAAGCGTCAATACTAAATGCACCATTTACAGCGTCTGTTTTAGTTATCCCAGAATCAACGACAAATTGCTTCAAATAGTTTTTTGCAGTCTCGCTTTGACGAATCTCCATTTTGATTGCAACATTTGTCAAATCGATAGGGATCATCTTTTGCCCCTTAATAAATCCGGTTGCGGGTGTGGCTGGCTCATTTGACACCGTAAATGTAAATGTGGTTGTATTAACAACAGCTACTACATATACTTGGTTGTATTCCGATTCATTCGAGCCTGTGATTTTAACCAGATTGCTTGTTGATAGCCCGTGTGCTTCGCTAGTAACCACCGTTGCTGTGCTGCCCACCCTATTGATTGAAACAATGCTAAACTGGTCGCCTTGTGACTGTCTGGCAGTAATAGATAATCCGTTAAATGTATCCCCTTCATATAGTTCTGGAAAATTGTATGTTGTTGGTGTCAATTTTTTATCCTTTGTTTCATAACGCTTATTTTTAAATAATATCACAAAAAGGGGTCAAAAAATTATATGATAATGTTATGGAACCATCTTCTTTTTTATGGTATTTAATTGATATATTAAAATCCAGCCCTGAACTAGCACCATTTTTGGCTATAACAATAATGGGGCTAGTGTTGTGGCGATATAGCTATATCCCTTCGCTTATTCAAAATTTAAAAATAACTTCTGAGACGAATAAAAACAAAATAGAAATGATTGACAAGTTAGAGAGTGAGGTAAACCGGATAAAAAATGAAATGGTTCCGGCATCGCTTTTTAAGGCTGAAAGCGAAAAGCAAAAAGACAACCGACTTCGATTGGATGAAATTGCCAAGGAACTGGCCAACTTGCGTGGCTCGTTTGAATCCACCACAAATGGGCTTGAAAAAGCAATTGAAAAACTAAATCAGCTTATGCTATCATTGTTGAACAAGAAATGAAATTACACACTAACTTTTCTCTGCATGAATTTATCCCACAAGAATTATACTCTCGTGTTGAAAAACAAGAACTATCTGAATTTGTTGCAGTTGGGCTAATAAACCCACTTGTGTACCAGTTTATTTTTGAGTTTCGAGAACTAATTGGTAAATCAATTCGTATCAACGATTGGATGTATGGTGGTGAATTTAATAATCGTGGGTATAGATTGCCGTCATGGGGTGGTGAGAAAAACTTATCACAACACAAAAACGGTAACGCTATTGACTTTGACACTCCGAATGCGTATACCCCACAGGAATTGCGTAAAATCATTGTTGACAACCAAGACAAATGGCCATTCTTAAGTTTTATTGAGGTGGATATAAACTGGGTACACGTTGATTTTAGGTACACACAGCATAAAGGTGGTATAATATTTTGGTCTCCAACTCGTGGCACCGTTGAGTACACTAAAGGCATTTAACAAATAAGTGTTGACACGCTATTAAAAACAATATATAATGCTATTCGTATTCAGTATTATTGTTTGGTTGTTAATTTACACTTGGAGGTGTATATATGTCAAAAAGACTGGTGATATTGCGAAAAATTGGGTCAGGGTTTAAAAGTGAGGAAAAAAAATGAATGCAATAACAGTTGTCGAAGTTGTTTTTTGGGCTTTAGTATCACACATCGGTATTTTGGTTATTGGTGTTTTGTTGTATTATTTTTTAAGATCAATGTTTTCATTTTTGTTTAGCAGTAACTCTATGCAAGAATCAAATGTTGAAGTAAAAAAGGTTTACAGAACACGTCCATACAAGCAATACTCATACGATGGTGGTTCGGTAAAGCGTTCGCATAGGTTTTACGCAAATGATTTAATTTTTATCAATGAAATCGCTAAATCAAGAAGCGTGTATTCGTCAGACGTTGTAAATAGCATGATTGGCTATTTTATTGAAAACCCTGAATTAATTAATGTTATTGTCCCCGAATTTAAAAAGGACAAACCTTTGCCAGATGAAAAAGAGTTGTCTTAAGAGTGATATCTATTAAATGTAATGAAAAGCCCTTGTCGGTAAACAAATGCTGGCAGGGGCAACGATTTAAAACAAGGGATTATAAAAAATATGAAAAACTACTATTGCAAGTACTACCCAAGATCAAAAAGATGCCAAAATCGCCATATTTTATCGTCTTTGAATTTGGGGTTAGCAGTAAATTGGCTGACTGGGATAATCCCGTCAAGCCCTTACAAGATATTATCCAAAAAAAATATGGTTTTGATGATCGTGATATTCTTACTGCTAAAGTTGATAAAAAAATAACAAAAAAAAATCAAGAATATTTTAAATTTATTATTGGGAGCAATAATGATTTTGTAAAATATTTATGTAATACATATAATTTAAAGGAAACAGATTGATGGAAAAGATAAATAACAACTTAATGGATTTTATGATTCGCAGAAATTCCGATATTAAGATTATTTACAACTTAATGGTTAAAAAAGGAGTTACACGGGCTGCTGTAGAAAAACACATGAGTTCATACTTGTGCTGCGTTTCTAAAGATGACTGCAAATTACTAAAACAGTATTTTGAAGAGAAAATAGACTATTTTGATAAAATCGAACACGATTCTAAATATAAGCAGATTTTAGATAGCATTGATCGGTTTATTACATTTAAAAACAATTTGAGGTATTAACTAAAATGACAACACCAATTTCAACAATCCCCAGTAACTTTCCAATTAAAAAAACAATAAGATCTGAAATTGGGTGCCAAACAAAGCAAATGCCAATTATAGCGATTGAATGGAGCCGACTAGATTGTATACATGGCCCATACATCGCAAATCCGCTCGATATAGCTATTGCTGATCCAGAGTTCCCCCATGATAGGAAAATAACTAATCCGACAAGAGATCAATCTACTCAAACGGATTTTGAACATATTGAAACGCCATTTGTGGAATATAAATCGCAAGAGGTTCAAACAGATTTTACAAGCTTCACTAGACCAACGCACTACCACTGCTCAGACAGTCATTTTGAAAAATTTTTAATTTTAGATGATAGTCAAGGTTTAGAGCCGAATGAGGCAAAGAGAAAAGCTGAGGCATTTAACGAAGATTTTTTTACACGATACGGAAATTTATTCTCTATTAAATTTATCATGACCTATTTTCACTCTCGTTTTGCACAATCGAAATTATAAAAAAGTATATTGTTTAGCGTATGGATATACAAGAGCGAGTTGAAGAAATTACGGATGTGTACCCAGTTTCTATTGAAGCATTAGTTCGTTTGTTTGATATAGAATTTGATAAAAAAGCAATCCTGCCAGAAGGAATATCAGGCCAAATAGAAAAACTTGATAATGGAAAATATAAAATATCATGCAATAAAAGTGACCATTATTTTAGACAGCGATTTACAATGGCACATGAGTTATCACATTTTTTATTGCACAAAGAAAAAATAGGGAATGGGGTTACTGATGATGTTAAATATAGAAATACTGCCACTACCTCACATAAATTTTACAATGAAAAAATACAAAGGAATGAAGAAGCAGAAGCAAATGGATTGGCCTCTACATTTCTTATGCCCAAAAAACTTCTGCGTGATTACATAGGTGAAGATTTGGATGAAGATACATTGAAGGATTTAGCAACAAAATTTCAAGTATCTCCTTCTGCAATGAAATTGCGATTAGATATTTTGAGAAGAAATACCTAGTATTGCCTTGAAATATGAACCTTTGCTTGTAATTATGTCAAGGGGGATAATCGCCGAATTTGATTAAAAAATAGTATAATGGTGTCATGGGAACATCGCATCCAATGGCACCAGACGGATCAATAATACTAATTGATAGATCAGATATTTTGAGTAGCATTAAGGGTGGTTTTAAAAAAACTCTGGATTACATGCATCCTGATTACTGGAACGACAAAACAGTATGCACCGAAATTGCTAGTCGGTGGGGCAAGTATTCTCAGTTTTTTAGCGATGAATTAAGAGATGACGCTGATATTATGGGAAAAGCCGTAGAGAACTACCCTTACAGCTATCGCTGGGCAAGTAAAAACGCAAAGACTATTCTTGACTTAAAAAATTCTGGAAATTAAGTTGGTCAGCATCATTTTTAGCATTATAATAATTTTCATTTGCATCCTCAGTTATTGCATTCTTTTCAAAATATAGCTCAAACAATTCATTTGGATGAACCTTAGCGATTAAACACATTGACGCTAAACAAGCCATCATATTCGCCAGCCCATTTTTAACATCACCCCATTCATTCTTTTGCCCAGTTTGTTTAGTGCGCCACAACCTGCTTTTAAAGTCATCAATAGACAAGTCCCAGTCAACACTTTGCATTAACTTGGCCTGCTCAACATTCATGCGCATCGCAAACTGAACAAACCACTGTGTTCGCAAATACTCGTTTTCTTTTTTTTGAACCGGATTTGTCGATTCGTTTTTAACTATCTCAGTAATCATAGGCAAAATTCTTTCGTTAATTTTTTCTTGGTTTTTAAAAATATCCGTTAAAAAATCCATATTTGGTTTACTCCATTTCTATTGCTTGTCAATAACAATATATATAGTATAGAGCATTATCCCTAAGATTGACAAGCCACATGAGGCCATAGATGCTATATCCTTTCTTTTAGCCTTAAACGCATTATATTTACAAATGTCGTCATAAAATAGTATTAGCAATGTGACCGCCCCATCTTTGCATTCAAAATGACATTTATCACTTTGAATTAACTGGGAGGAATCTATGCCCCCTTGATGCAACGAAAATTCTTTTATAGAATAAATAAAAATCAATAAATTACACAACAATATGACCCATAATTCTTTAATCCCCTGTTTTGTTTGCCCAAATATTAATGGAAATACAACAAAACAAAATAAGACTACTTTTAATGCGATTGAAGTATAAAACTTCCATAAAGATGAAATATTAATGCTTTTTAGACGCTCTTTGTTCTCGTTTAAAATTAATACTAGGGTATCATAACTCATATCCCTTAAATAATCCACTCTTTTATCATGCCCAAATATCATATATTGCTATTATAACAATATCGAAACTTCAAACAATTATAAATAAGGGTTATTTATGGTTTATTATTGCCAATACTGGTCGTCTGAACAATCAAACACGGATAATTCATCAATGCTCATTTCAGCAACCTGATTCTCTAAATCATTTGACTTCGCCCGTATGTTTTCAATAAACTCCACCATGGCTTGATAGGCGGCCAGCTCAGGCGTTTTATCATAGATTAAATTAATCTGCTTTGTGATCGGGTAAATCGCCGTAATGCGAGTGTGTGCTTCGGCTTTAATACACGGTATGTGTTTCTCAACCAAATACGGTTTGACTTCTTCCGCCGTTGCTTGCCTCCAAGGTTCTGTTCGTAGGTTTTTAGATAAAGTGTAGTAATCTTGATCGTATTCAAAAATACCGTTTGATTGCGTGTTTATTAAGTAATTCATTTTTTACCGCCCTTATTTTTACAAATTATAGTCAAAGTAGCCGTTAGTCAATATTGCAAAATAAGTATCGCTGTCACTTGTATTAACTCTATAACGTACCTGCCCTAAACTACTTGTCGAAACTAACCGAGACGTAGCTTGGTAGCGGTTTCCCGAAGAAGTGTTTAAGGCTAAATGGTATCTACCAACATAAGACGGAGCGTAATTGTATTCGTCTGGGTGTGTTACCAGCAACACAATCTGCAAGTTGTGGCTAGTTTCACGCAAAGTTAAAGTGAGATCAGCTACAATATTGTCGATTGGCGGCACTGTTACAGTCTCTAAAGCCCCTGTTGTACTTGGGGCTTGAATATAATCTTCAAATGTTATCCTTGTGTACCGAAATAAATTCCCAATTTGACGAAAACCTACAAGATTATTCCCCCCGTCTGTTAAAACGCTCCCCACATATTTCTTTTTAGTATACCCACTTGGGAGCGTTGGGCTAGTTTTACTTTCCGAAAACAACGCATCGCTAGTTTGTGTTGTGGGGTTATAAATTGCAAACAAATAATAAAACGTGTCATAAGTTACCGTTCCAGTGTCAAGTCCTCCAGCGTTTGTCCCTTCTGCCCATGCTGCATCAATCTGCTTGGTTATGGCTGATAAAGTGGCCTGCCCCGATTGATCGTCAAAATCAAAACTACCGGCTGTGAAATCTATATCGTGGCTGGTATCCGTACCGTTGGATATTGTGATTTGCTTTGGTAATAAACGCTGTGTCTGTAACTCAAAATAATCTAAAGACTCATTATAAACAACCTCAACAAAATTACCAGCACTTAAATCGCCAGCACTCAGATCACCCCCCAGTATTTTTAAATCCTTAGCCCCTAAACTATTAATATTTACAGTGCTTGCACCAGTGTTGGCATTAACAACCTTAAACCGAAAACGCATACCGTTTTTTAAACGCCATACATCAGCAAGGTCATCATCCGCTTCTAATAAGTAAACATCAGCAGCTGATCCGGCTGACTCTTTGTAAAAATCACCTTTAGACGCAACAACAGCCCCAGTCTTAGCCATCTGAAATAAATCAGATTCAGACTTGGTTTGGCTAGACGTATCAATATAATTATCCGTTTCTGCCTTAATATTATTGGCATCCGCTACATTAAACACCCCATCCGTTGGATCACCTAAAACAAAATTATTATCTCTAATTGCCATTTTTTAATTCCTTATCCAAATTTTACCACACTACGACTGTTAATTCTGTAATACTTCCTTGATCTACGCTATATGAAAAACAAACATCTTTGATTAAAAGGGTATCACCAACGACTCTTGAAAGACTACTGTTTTATTTGCTGGTATCAAACTTTTTATCAAACATTGGAAAACAGCAGCCTTGTCTGGATTTGCTGAAAAATTGCCCCTTATCAAAAATAACGACCTTTCTTCATTGTTCAAAACAAATGGAAGCGTATAATTAAAGCCTGTTGACAAGCTAAATGTGATTGTAAAACCGTATGCATCCGCCAAATCAACTAAATGCTGTTCAGTTTGATAAGCCAATGATGTAAGTTTAAGGATTACATTATCCCTGCGTTCCTGTAATGTCGTTGCCAACGGTATACAGTTGTCCGGAATCCCCAGATAACTCTCCCATTCGCTCACCAAGTTAATTGATGTGCTTGGAAGCACCTCTGATATTAAATCTGATATAAAATCTCCAAAACGCTTAAATTCTTGGCTCTTAGCTTTTTGGTATGCCCTAAGATTTGTCCCTTCTACATACTTAGCAACAAATGCTTCACCGTTTGGTAAAAAATGGTTTAAAAAACCCACCCATTCAGTAGTTGTGTATTTTTTAATACTCATTAAAATGTTACCGTTCCTAGAACCGCTAACGAACTAGCCCCGACCGTTACATCAGTTGTTGGGCTTGTTAGTGTAAATGATTTTAACTGGTTGCCCCCAGAATCAACTACGCTGTTAATAACCGAATTGTAATCAATAGTTCGCATATCCGTTGCTAGATTAGCTGACGAATTAAAATAATCAGTCAATGCACTTTTAATTGCTGTTTGCATTGCAGCGGTGTTTGGTGTAATTGCTGAAAATGTAAAATTGACTGTCACAGCTGTTGGCGCATCCACAATAACATCACTTGCGCTCATTGTGGATGGCTTTATTTCTAGTATTTTATTATAAACATCTGTGATTTCCCCAGCACTTGGAAAAATTGATGCATCATTATCCCGAACAAAAAAGACACGAACCTGCCCAAGTGCAGCTACTGGGAAACTTGCAACAATAGTCCCAGTTGCCGGTGTTGACGGTGTGCCACTAACTAAATACCCAAAATTATCAGCATCTATTTTCAATATCTTTTTTTGTACCACGTTGTATTCAGCCTCATTAGCCCCTGTTACAGTTATTGCCTGCCCATTGTATAGCCCATGCGCTGCTTTATTAAATACAGCCATATAATCGCCATTTCGTGTGACACCAGTTGCTGTTATCGATGAATCGAACTCGCCTGCTCCTTGAACCCACACTCTAGTAACGCCATTAATAAGCTTAGCTTGCTGGATTATGTCGGTTTTATTAAAGTTTGCTGGTAAATTTTGTCGTCTAAAAATATAACGTGTGTTAAAATCATCATCGCTTTCAACGTCAGAGCCTCCAGCGATCTCGCTAAAATCCACATAAGCTGTTGCATTGACACCAGATATGGGGCTTGCTAAACCAAGGCTTGCCCCAGCATCTTTGTTCTGGCTTGCTCCATACTCTATTGATGTAACCGCTACATTCGCATAATCAATATCGCCTTGGATCGTCCCTGTGGCTGGAGTGGTGGGCGTTGTTGCAATTGAATATGTAAATGTGGTTAGCCCAGTCACATTAATTACATGCGTCCCGTTGTATTCAGTTTCATTAGCCCCAGATATAACAACGCTTAACGATGATGCCAGCCCGTGACTGCCTGATGTCGTGGCTGTTGCCGTGCTTCCAGATCGTGTCAATGATGATATGGTTAATGTTGTGGATGTTATTGTTCCGGCAGTAGTTGTTTGGTAAATATTGCCGTCATCAGACGTGACTTGTGTAGATACTGGAATTACTGATGTATCTGTGCCGGTAAAAACAATGTTTCCAGTTGCCAGCGTTGCAGGATTGCGTGTCAATCCATACTCAGCAGCGAATTTGTCCAAATACTCACCAGTTGGATTGTAATACAGGTCAATCATTTGCTGAACTGTTTGATACAACTCATAAAACGCCTTAGAATCGGCAGCATTAATTGCACGAATAAAACTTGTTCGTAAGTACGGGTCTAATTCATTTAATTCATTAATAATATCTGTGTTAATTCTCTCGAATATTTGTTGAGAACTTGGTATTGATAAACTCATATATTCACCTATGCTATTGTTGTTTTAGACCATAAATTATAAGACTTGCTAAACGTAGTCCCGTCACTTTGTTTTATTGTAATTGATAAAATTATATTGTCGTTTTTTAATATACCAGACACTATAACAGTTTCAGCGATTCCGTCATCGACTAGCCATTGCAAGCATTCGGATGCATAAGATTCAGCTAACGAAACCGTTTCTTGGTTTGCCCTTTTTTGGGACAACAACCATAGCTTTGAACCTATTTGAAAATCATTTTGATCGTTTAATTCATCAATTATATTACCACGCCTATTTTGTGGGGTCATAACCTCTGATGCTTCGGCTCTCTGGTCAATGTTTAAGCTGTTAATAATGGCTGTGTCAAGCCCCTGTGTTTTTTTAAAATCACCACCAGAAAATGAGATGTCGTAAATACCATCGCTATTTTTGGCTAAATAAATATCATTCACTTTTACTAGATTCCTTGCTTATATCCACATGGTCAACTTTTAATCGCAAATAATCTTTATCCTTGGTTTTCTTGCCCCACGCTGTGCTAGATTGCTGCTCAGCCATTGCGTTAAGTGTATAGTTTGCGTTTACTCTTTGTTGATTCACTTGCTCACTAATCCCTGATCTATTTAACCAAGCCTTGTTTTGTTTCACAACAGAATTTGCAAACGATATACTACTCAAACTTTGGCCGTATATATTATCCATACATTAATTATACATTATTGCGGTGGATTTGAATTACCTGGTGCGCTAGACACAAAATGCGTATGTGTATCCAAGTCAATACCACCAGTTGTTGAAACGGTTCCCCCAGTGACGCTGCCGCCTGTTATATCACCACTAACTGTTAGCCCCCCAGACACTGTTACATCTCCTGTTATAGCCGTTCCCCCATTAACATTAATCGCTGGGGCTGTGATATCAACAGAACCGCCAGAAACCACCTCTATTTTTTGTTCAGAATTAAATTTAACAAAATCGCCAGTAACAAAATTGCCAACAACAACCTCACCCCCTTTTAAATTTTTAAACCTATCAAGCCCAGATGCTGTAAATGCTATCTTTTGATCTGTAGTCCCCATATTTACAATAACAGCCATGTTTTTACTGGGTGCATTGGCAGAAAACCCATAAGGATATATAGTAACAATATCTTTGGCTTGCCCATGATATATAAACTGTGACTCCGGCAGATTGCCTTCATCGCCACCAATATTGGATACATACCCAAATTTAAACAATGACCGAATTTTGTTTAAAACACTCATTGACTTTCACCGCCCCTAGCTTTTTGAATAGCATCTAAAAACGAACCAACAAGCACTTCGTCAACATTAGGTTGTGGATCATAAGCATCTTTTTGAACAAGCGTTAATTCTGTAATACTCCCGTTGTTTAAATCGTATAAAAACGAAACATCTCGAATTAGCAAGTCATCATCAATGTCTAACCGTTCATCTGTTACACGAACCAACGAATTTGGAGACCAAACCTTTGTTTTATCTACCAAAAACCCTTGTAAACTACAAGTATATTCAAAGCTTCTTGCCCTACGAACAGACGCTTCCCACTTGGCTCTATCCTTGGCCACTTCCGCATTACCAAGGGACTCTCCTACGATTACCAATGTCCTGCTATCCCTAATCCCATCTGGGTCAAAAGCGATTCCCTCATTTAAAGCCAGTAGATTGTCATCTCCCGAAACTGATTTTATTTCGTCTAAAAAAGCAGTGATATCACCTTCTTGACACTGAACTATATACTTGTTATACCGATTTAATTGTGTTTGGCTCTTTGATGCATTTAACACGTTATTTTCACCAGACTGGAGCTGGTTTGCAATATGGATTATCTTGTCAGAATACTTTATAGACTCAACGCCACCTCTTGTAATCACTAACCGCCCAAGGCCGTCAGTAGTCGCTAAAACTTGACGCATTGAACAATATTTATCAACAACATCAAACAAATTTGCACCCCTGTCAATATTTACCTGATCCTTTTTAGTGAAGCCATCAGGGCTTGCCAAATCAATCACATCAATATCTGTTATTCCGTTTTCCTTTAACAATTTATCCAGCAATGCTTTTAACTTTATATCTCCATTAATTATTAATGGCTGAAACACCGACCCATCCACTATATCAGCAGTCCTGTCACGCCCAGATACAGCCACTGTATGACCATCATTACTATATTGAGAAACTATAGTTTCAACATACCCATCCACAACCGAAACGCCGTGGAAAAAAATAACAGCTGAATCGCCTAAAGAAATTGGGAAATCCTCAAGCTTTTCAACAGTCCCAGAAAACTCAAACTCATTACAAACAGTTTCTAGCGACCTAGAAACATTAACCGATAAAAAATTTGAATAAGCAACCCCATTTATTTCAACAACTATATCCTTCCCAAAAACCTTATCAATAAAATTACTAGCCTTAGTTTTAAAGCCCATTAAACAGCCTCGGTAACAGTTTGACTGCCCTCAACAAACCCAGTGTTTGAAATTTCGTTTAGGTCTACTATTTCAGAGTTTTTAGATGAGTCCCCATACAAACTATATGCCAATACACTGCTTGGCATTAAATCAGTCGTGTAGGTAGTCAAATCTTTTAATTCTAAAGTCGAAAAGAACCTTATAACGGCAGTCTTTATTTCTAACATAGCCAGTCTAGAATCCGAATCCGCTAGAGGATTATCAGAAACCACAACATACTCATTACTTAATTGCCGAGCCACATTGTCTAGCCCCACCTTGTTTTCATAAGTTATATTAACAGCGTTATCATACGCATATAATAAATTCATGCTTTGAATAACCAAATTGATTGACTTTATCAATTCCGTTCCAATCTGGCTAGACTCTATGTTTGCTATCCCATTACCAAACCCAAACAACTCTACGTTTAATAAATATTTACTTTTAAAATCCCTACCAACCTTATTGTATGAATCAAATAAAAACCCCAATGCCTCACCAACATCATTGTTTGCCACAACAGAAAACATCCTCCCATTCATATCATTTGCAATAGCGTTAAAATCGCTGTTATTTTCATTTTCAATCTTAACAATAGCCTTACGCATAGTATCGATCAACAAATTAAGCCTGTCGGCTAGTAAATATGTCACGTTGTTTTTTAAAATACCTTTTAACGCCATACTAAAACCCAAACCTACCCAAAGAAGATTTTGCGTACGAGGATATTTTAGTTACACCAAAAGATCGCAACGCACTAATTCCCGATGTAGTCAATGTTGAAAGAGAAGGTGAAAATAAACCAAATTCAATAACAAATGTTATCGAATAGTCATACAGCCCATACTTATCGATAGAGTCGCTCTTTGTGTATGTCGTAACCTTTGCTGTAAAGTTTCCGTATTTTGGATGGGACAAAATTCCCGAACCGCTTGCGTTTAAAGCAGCATCTAAAACATCTCTATTATCGTCATCAATTTGCGCTGAAATAGTAAACTGTTTAGGCATCTTCCCCATTTGCTCAATCTTGAAGTTATTAGACCCTGGATAAAGATGCTGAACCGTTTTAAACCCTCGTTGCTCTGTACTTCCACGGTAATAAAAGGGTGCCCCACGCCACGATGCCTGTTTAGGGTTAGCCATTATTGCGTAGCCCCAACTGTTTGCAGAATGCGACCACGATTGCCAGAGAATCCAAAGTTGCTAGTCGACACTTTACTATTTTTATCGGCTGATACAGTTATGTTTCCATTTAATTCAACTGATTGAGATTGTGTGCGTGGAGTACCAAACATTGTCTTAGAAACACTGCCTTGACCTGTCATTCCTCCAACAAACGCTGTTGCCATATCAGACTTGTATTTTTTAAAATACGAATCAATACCTATGTAATTCATCATAACATTCTTTGCTGCATTTCCAAATGCCTTTATAGCAAATTCCATCATCTCCACAACATATGGCTTTACAGAATCAAAAGCCCAAATTAGGGATTCTTTAATTTTTTTACCAAATTCAACAGCAATGTCTGAAAGTGGAGTTTTTTCTATATAATCAGCTAGTTCAACAAGTTTGTCTTTTGCTTTGTCGATAAAAGATTTAAGTTTATCATCCAGCTTGTCAACGATAGCAATAAGCACTAATTTAAACGCTCCATAAGCCGTTTTTGTTCTATTCGTAAGGGTTTGGGTTTGAACGCCATATTCTTTTAACAAAGCCTTATTCTCAATAAATTCTTTATTAGACGCAGCCATTGATTCTTTTACCAAATCAATCTGCTTAGCTAAGGTTGTCATAACAACCTTGTCTCTTAACCCTTCCAACCCTAAGTAGTTTAAAGCTTTTGTTAAATTAACCCCTTTACCTTCCAAGTCATGAACAGAATCACCGAGTGAGACCAACGCACCAACGGCATCCGTTTCAAAATCCTTTTTTAATTGCTCCTGGGTCTTACCACTAATTGCTGACATAATAACCAAAGCATCCCCACCAGAATAGATAGCTTCGTTCATAACTCCCAATACACGAGAAACAGCCCCAGACGCAAGCTCGCTTTGTAATCCAACGCTCTTAAACGCAGCAGCAAGCCCCATAGCATCTTGCCCACTTATGTTAAACGCTTGCGATCTTGATGCCATATCGGTTGCAAACCTCAATATCTCCCTCTCTGTCGCAGCACTTGTGTTCCCCAAATGAGTTAATGCTGATGCATACCTATCAATATTATCAATGTCACCACCAACCACATTAACCAATCTGGCTAATTGAGACGAACCTTCTTCACCATAAACATTTGTCGCAGATTCTAACATTCCCATTGTTTTTGAAAACTTTAATATGTTTTTTTCCCCACGAACGCCTAATTGGGCAGCAGAAGCCCCCACTAAAGCCAACTCCTCAGCAGTATTTGGCATATCTTTAGATAAATTTTTAAATTTAACCCCCATAGAATCCAAAGCCGACCCGACATCAATATTAGCTGTTTTAGCAACTTTATATAAAGCCGTTTCAAAATCAGCAAATGACTTTAACGAAAAATATCCTCCAAGCAGAAACCCTGCACCACTCCCATATCCGCCACCTAAAACCCTTAACCCCCTAACCGTGTTTGTAGTTACTCTCAACGCAGTGTTTAACCTAGCAACAGATTTTGTAACCCTCATGACAGATACCCCAAACCTGCCCAGGTTTCTACTGAATTTATCTTTAATTTCAAGCAAATAACTAATTGACTTCATCGCTTTCTTGATTGCCTTTCTATTTCTCGATTTTCTTTTTCGACACTAATATTTATCCTTTTATTATACAACAATAACTCCCCCATATTCATATCTATTAATTCAGAATATGTGAAATTATGCCCCATCATGTAAACGATGACATCCTCAAGAGTTAAATTAAACAAATTCTCAAAATCAGTAAATAAAAATTTAGGCTTGTTATTTAAAACCCCAGCGACAAAAAATGGTCAGCATACCTCCCAGCTAACGCTTTTAAATCAGATAAATCCAAACCATCGTCAAAATGCACCTTTTTCATTTGAACTTCACCAATAGTTATCGTAGGCTTATCTTCTGTACCAGCTAAAAAAACTTGCTCCAAATGATAAATAACAGAACTGATTGTCTCGCCATCAGCGAACCGAAGAATCAACCCCCCTCTACCATACTCATCATCCTGGTTTTTTTGGGCATCGTTTTCTGCATCACCATTTTTCTCATCAATAATTTTTAGACCAGTTATCTTATTACAAACAGACAAAAAAGCATTATTCAAATCAGCTTCTAACTTTAACAGCTTATACTTATCTCGTGGACGTGGGGCATAAACCATAACATCGGACGCATCTATATATTCACCATTTTTAGATATTTTTATTGGTGTTTTTAAAGTATATTCAAAAAATTCTTTCATTTTATATCCTTTGTACTAACTACGATTAATCTATTTGAACATAATAAATCAAGACTTAGTCTTTTATAGGTTTAAATTTATTATGCCAGATTTAAGTATAACATAATAATTAGTATAATATCAATAATAATATTAGATATTTTAAATGCTACTGAATCTAGTATGCGCTGTAATGCTCGCATTAAGCTGTAACCGCTTGCGAGCCTTCAAATTCTATAGCTATAGAGCCATCAGATGAAACATTAATTTCAGGGTCAGTATACAAACACATCTTTTGAAACACTTTAGTAACCCCAGTAGATGCAACATATTTAATCACGTTACCGAGTCCGTTAGACTTCCACCCACGAACCAAGGCTTCATTTTCAACAGTTGATAACAAATCAAATGCAACCATGCTTTTGGCTGTTGTGTAATCCACCGCTTCAACCACGTCTACAGACGTTCCAGAAACCTGTGGGATAACAACCTTATCCCCAGAACCATCTTTCATACGCAAGCTGTTCCCTTGGATAGATACTGCTTCGTCATTAATAAATAATTGTCCACCGACTAAACTTGTTGCCATATCTCGCTCCTATATATTAAATACTGATTGTAACACTAAATCAAGTCTTCGTAACTGAGAAACAAGCGGTACTTTAGCTGTGCTAGTAGCCTTTCCGTTTAACAAGTCTAGGCTAATTGTTAGGTTGTCCACAAAATACTTAATATTTTCTTCGCCTGCTCGATACAGCAAATATCCTTCGCCGGACAAAATGTTGTACAGCTCTACTAGCTTGCCACGGATCACATTCTCATTTACCATGTTATACCCAGTGACCAACGCACCATCAGTCAACCGACTTTGACTATAGGCTGATTTCAAGTTATTAAAAATAAACTCTGCACCAGCAGATGTCACATCCACGTTGTTTAAGAATTGGTATGTTTTGTCTACATTCCCAGCCACATCAGTTTTATAGGTTGTGTATACCTGCCCAAGAATAACACCATTTCCAGCCACGTTGTTTCCAACAACAAACCCACCAGCAGCATTGATTTCAGCCCGCTCAGACTTAGACCACCCCTTCCCAGTATCAACAACCGGCAACGATAAAGGGGTGTTCATGTAAGGCAATGACGCTATGTGCGTCCCCCCTCTAGCGTCTAAATTTGAAGCAATAACAAGCTGTGCTATATTGGCGCCATCAGTAAGCCTTAATGACCTAACAGCCCCAATTTGTGCAGCAATCACATCATCTAATTCAAATACAGACGATCCTTTATACAGCGTATCATTTACAACTTCTTGTGCATTAACAATCAATGACTGTGAGTTCCTAGAATTCAAGAATGCTTTTAGGTTAGATAATGTATCTGTTTTCGATATTACACAAACACCATCAAGGATTGCATTGTCTTCATTCCAACGTGGGTCTAGAAATGAAGTTGTGCTTGCATGAGTATCCGCAACAACTGTTACATCGTAGTTTCCAGGGAAAACAATAGTTTGGTATCGTGTTTCACCAATTACATCAAACAATCCAGTCAATACTGGGTCAGTCGCACCGCCTGTCATAGCCGTGACACTTGGCGTAACTCCACCAACAATTCCTTTTACCTCTAAACCAATTCCATTGCCGTATGTACCAGAATTGTTAGCTGTCAATGTTACCGTTCCAGTTGTGTTAGATGCTGAAACAATATTGTGAGAATCAGCATTAATCAAAGCAACTAATGCATCCCCGATTTCTGTTGCCGTGGCTCCTGATGCAATAGATATACTGTATTTATGGTTAATCCGTGAGCCAATCGACACAACCAACGCTCCGGCTTCTGTAGCTGTCCCAGAAAACGCAACCGAGCCAGTAGCCTGAACCCCTGCCCCGTTGTCATCTAATGGGATAACATCCAATCGAGTGACTTGGTTTACTGATTTAAACGCCTTAACCATTTCAGCAACCTGAGACCCCTTCCCAAAATTCCCAATCTCAATATTAGCATTGCCAATACTTTCAACCAAAGAACCACTTGTGTAAACTGAACCTGTTTGCTGGCCAACGATCAACACCTTTTGTGGAGCATTGCTAATTGACTGCTCTGCTGGTGCCTTGGTTATGTTAATAATAGGGTTACTGACTGTCATTTAATACCTCATTTTTTTCATCTTTTGCAATTTTTTTACGAACATTTTTTTTCTCTTCAATTATTTCTACACAATTATCAAATTGAGCATCGTTTAATCGTTTGCGCCAGTAGCTATTAACTGGTACGCCATCTACCGCTTCAACCTCTACAATATCACCTGCTTCATGCAATGCTAGATTTCTGTTTAATTTTAATTTCATACAATCGATTATATCACAACAAATTAAAATTATTATCTTTTACATTTTCGGAATTGTCATTTTGGAATGCATTCTCAAAACTCCTAAATGCTACAGTTTCAGTATTTGTGTATGTATCCCCAGAATTATACATAAACTGGCTTGTATCCTGCGAATAATTTGCTGTTTGCGTGCTTAATATAGTTTCAGTTGTTTCAAAACTGTATGAATAAACAAGATACGCATCGTTATAACTAATTGCCCAATGACCCAATGGAACCATTAGCGTGTTGCTTGTGTTTTGAAAAAATGTGCTTGGTCGATACCCAGCGACAGTTTTATACAATGACGGTAAAATGTTAAACGCCAAATCTATAGCCTTACTACCTGTCAACTCATTAACTGTTGGAACAAATAAATAAAACGAAAAATTATTTACCAACTTTAAATAAAATTGCTCCGTTGACGTTGTCTCGCTATTTGCATCATTCTGGGTGTTCCTGTCTGCTGATGCATCAGACCCTTCTGGAACAACAAATAAAAACGGTGTATTGATTTTCTTATCTGTATACAATTTTATAGCTCGTTCAAGCGTTGCCACTGCTGAAATCTGCAACCCTGTCACAAGTTTCATGTCAGAGCCAGAGCCAGCTGTCAATCGATCATTATTAAAGGTAAATTGAAATTTATTTGCGTCTAAAACCGCTGTGATTTCATGCCAGCCATTAAATCCAATAGAATGGAAGGTGTGCAATGTTCCTGTTCCTTGCGCTGGCGATCCTGTGACATTAAACGTAAATGTAGTTGAGCTTGGCACGCTTGTAATTCTCTTGTCACCATTGTATTCACTTATTGTTGATGACATATTGACTTTATTTATATACGGGTATGATAAGTCGTGATCTGTAGCGCAAGTAGCAGTAGCGACTCCGTTTACAGTAGTTATATCTGTTATTTGGACAACTGTCTTTACACCAGATAGCAACACATTGTCGCCAACTGATAATCCGTGTTGTATACACGAAACCGTAACATCATTGCCGGATTTCGTTAAATCTGTTATTGGCTTGGATACGCTAAGACTATTGTTGTATAAGGGCAGTATGCTTTGCACATGAGTGACTAATTCACTTAGGTTCATGCATATATAATACTACATTATAACAGCGTTATTATATATATTTCAGATCCTTCCCAGAAACAATGTCCAAAATAATAGACTCGTGATACTCTATTGCCTTTTCTAGCCCATAATTTGGGCAATCTGTGAGCTTAAACGCCTTCCCAACAAAATCCCCATTAGAAAGACATCTAACAATTGTTGAAAATGCTGGGTAATAACCATAAAATCCCCTATGGCTATCATCATCATCTTCAACACAATAGGTTTCATATATCTCAGTCAGTATAGTGTAGTGTTTTTCTTGTACTGAAAATTCAGATTCCCGCACAACAAACCCATCACCATACTTATCGATCAAACTGCCATATAACTCAAGCACAGGACATTCAACACAAACATTCCTGTCCTTTATATAAAAAAACAAAGGTTTCCGTGTGGTATTAAGCGAGAACTCCCATTTTTTATAAGTATCACGATCACATTCTACCAAATTATCATCTTTATCAATATAAAAATAAGCATACATAATTAACTCCTTGTGTTAAGCAATCAAACTATAGCTAGCGTATCACGCTAATAAAAACTATTCAAGCCATTCAATGATACTTACTTGCTTCTACAATCAGAAAACCAACGAGTGCAATAGCAGCAAATAAAATAAAATAACCATAATCCATAATTAACTCCTTGTGTTAAACAATTAAACTATATCTATTATATATTATCAATAACAATTAGTCAAGGCCAAACAATTCTGGGTATTGAAGGGTATCGATTATTAGGCATATCACTCATGCCAAAGTTTAAGTCTGGACAGTCTTCAAAAAGGCTCCAATCCCACTCTCGAACAATTTCTAGACATTTTTGAACAAAATATTCTTCATAGACAACATCGTATTTTGTTACACAAACCCCATTGTTTCCGTAAGCGGGGCTTTCAATCATATCATGCCAGTCTTTAACCTCGTCTAAAAATGGCTTCAGCTCATTTTCCATAAGACTAAGGCCAGCGTCAATGCCAAACTTAACAAACCCTTCGTTTTTTTGTGTTTGAATCAACCATCCAAGATCATAAGGACACCTTAATTCACTCCCATGTATATCAACCCTCTGTTTAGCTTTCCCAACACGGATTTTATAAAGATGTTTCCTTACCTCTAATTTTAATTCCAAATGTGATGCTGACACTCCATTTTTAAACTCCCTGTCAGTAGAACTAACATGCTCTCTAATGAACCAATCAGCCACAAATAACATCCTCTTCTCATGAAATACTCTTAAACTTTTCCAAACTTTATTTTCTTTTATAAAACAAGGTCTGTCATCAATAATATACTTAATTAAAAACAAATATGTGATATCTTTGTGCAATTCTGTATATTTTGGCTGGCAAAAAGCACTGCAAAGTCTTTTTATAAAATCAACTCCCAAGTGTCCACAACATTCTGTAAAAAGCTGCAATAAATTAAAATGATCTTCAAATTCATTAAACATATAATCCGGTAAAAATATAGACTCTGCAATAATATCTAACCGTTTAAAAACCGATTGTGAAACATCTAGCGTTTTTTCTGGGTCATTCCCCTTAATCCTTTCTATATCTTTTTGTATTTCAAAAAGGCTTTTTTCTTTTCCGCAACTCATGAATTTAACTTATCCACCCTTTCTCTCACCCTAGAACATCTAAACTATGAAATGATATTATTATTGATAATATAGAAATCAATATAGAAACCAAGAACATATCCATTTTTTAATTATATGTTATAACAGCGTTATCCAATCGCTTCTCTGCTATATCACAATATTCTTTTGATATTTCACTTCCGATGTAATTTCTGTTATTTAATTTAGCCATCTTTGCAGTTGTTCCGCTTCCCATAAAAGGGTCGTAAATTAAATCACCTTCATTACTCCAACTAAGTATATGGTCTCTAGCAAGTTTATCAGGGAACACCGCTGGATGCTCTCCTGCTTGTGGTGCTATGTACCAATAGTTATTCCTTCTGCTAAATTCCTTAGATGGTTTTCTTTTTTCTATTTTATGCTCTCCTTCTTTTGTTCTTCTGCCTACTCCGCTTTTATCTTTTCCAAAAGATTTATTTGGTTTATCATAAATCAAATTAAAAGTATTAATAGTGCCTTTTGCAAAAACAAACATATATTCAAAGTTTTGTGTGTAACATTTATTGCTACCTACTGCACCACCACCATCTTTTATCCATATCATTGTATCATGTAATTTAAAACCGCATTCCATAAAAAATAACGCTTGTTTAAAACTACTTCCGCTTTCACTTCCTTTGTCTGTGCTATCGCTTACGTTCCAAACAACTACACCGCCTTCTTTTGTAGTTCTGTAAAGTTCTTTCGCTACGCTTTCAAAATCAAAAGAATAACCTTTGTATTTTCTGAGGTTGTCGTAAGGTGGTGAAGTTACCGTTAAGTCTATAAAGTTATCCTTCATCTTTGCCATTGTATCAAAGCAATTTTCATTGTGTATTTTGTTTAATTCCATCCTTTAACTCCTTATGCTAAACAATCAAACTATATGTATTGTATATTATCAATAACAATTAGTCAAGCATAGAATAAATATGAATATCTGGTTTTTTCATCTTCTTTAAAAAAAGCCTAGATGCCACATACAATATAGCTAAAATTGCTATAAATTGATAGAAATTAATAATAATAAAAAAAAATAACGCAATAAATATACTTATAAATTTTGGGCATCCAAACAAAAGCAACATGCCTAAAAACGCCCAAAAGCAAGCGTGTTTATTTGATACCAAAAACACTGTCTATTGCCTGCTCTATATTCCTAAAAATCTTATCCGCATTACTTTCTATTGCCAACCACATCGCTGGACGATTTAAAGATGCTTTATCCTCTAGGTATTCCACATAATCAACACTGTTTTCAAAGTACAAACGGTTTCCCCCCTGAACCCTAAACGATAATCCCCTTCGTGCTTTTCCGCTTCTGTTTGCCCATGCTTCGCCAGCTTGACTAGCTTTAATCCTTCTACCTTTATACCTGTAGGTACGCCCGAATTTCTTTTTTAAAATAGATTCACTAGCACTTTTACGTAGTAGCCTGCCAGATAAATATAAAGCGTGACGCATTGCTCGCCTGCTCTCTTTTGGCATTTGTTTAATTTTAAATACAGTTTTTTTACCCCTCCGATCTAATTTTATACTAGCCATCGTTAGCCGGTAACTCTGAACTCCCCTGCCTAATTAAATATAATCGCAAAAACTTCTTTTCCTCGTTGATATTTTCAATCTTATCAACTTTATAGCGCACACCATCATACAACAGCCATTCTTGATCAGTAACTGTAATAACGCTTGTATATCGTGTCGTAAACACATGAGTAATAGATTCTGATATGCCAGCACCACCAAATGACTGATAGCCTTTTTTATCCGTTTCAAACCTGCCCCACAAAACGCTTAAATCAAGAAACTGCTCGGCTAAATCCGTTACGCCAAAATGAGACCCCACCATAGCCCGTGTTTGCACGATGGCTTTTTGGTTCAAACTTTTAACCGGGATTTCAGATTTACAATTCATAAGATACATCAATTATTCTATACTGGCTATAAATCTCGTTAGCCACATCAGGGCAACCACATATTCCGCGGTTATCATACCAGTAATGAACGGTCTGTAGCAACGCCATGACAATATCAGCCGGAACGTCCGATGCATTATCACCATAGCCCGATTTAAACGTGATTTTAACCCCTTTTACATCACCATCTACACTAGGGGCTTCAATTTGCTCAATAATGCCATAAACGCCCCCGTCTGATAGCTTGTACTCAGATAAATCTAGTGTTGTGTATACTTTGTTTTTTAAATATTCAATAGATACAAGGGATTGATAAGGCGCACGTCGTAAAGTTAAATCTCCGTAAAAAGATCGTCTGTAACACTCATACGTAGTTGTTAGCAAGTCTAACCCCATAATGCCCTCAGCGTTTTTTGTCGCTGCATCAATAAGTAATTGAATCATTGAGTTTTCGGCATCGCCGGATAATCGTATAAAATCCTTGACTTGGTCTAACGAAATTATATTTTTCTCAATCTTACCAATCCGCTTGTATTCTATAGTCATTTCTTAATTGCCTTTTTAACAACCTTTTTTACTTTCTCCACTTTTGTTTCCAATCTTTCTGATTGAACAGCCTTGTTTTCTTTTACTAATGTTTTTTTTGTTGGATTGTCTACCTCTATAGCCTCAGCATACCCAAGCATAAACATAGCCTGCCTAACGCTAGCAAACTTTTGTGACGAATTAATAATTGCACCCTTTGTAAATGATATGTTTTCGCCATTAACATTAAACATGCAGTCTTGCAAAATTTTTACTTTCATAGTTTTACTCCTAATAATAAAATGGTGGCCTTTGACAGCCACCTTGATATATTCCCCTCTATTATACCACTTAATTATATTAAGCAGTAGGTTTGCTTAGAGCATGGCCTTTGACAGCAACCACACCAATAAAAGCACCGCTAGTAGTATTAGCTGATACGATACTAGGTCGAGCATATGGTTTTTTCCCTACATAACCAACAGACTTGGCCGAATTGTCGTCAGTATCAGCCGTGAATGATGGTAGTCCGCCAATAAGGTCTGTAGCAGCTACTGTAGTTGCATCAGATAAATCAGGTTCATCACCATGCTCAATAACAAGCGTATAGTCACCGTCAGTTACGGTTCCGGTTACTAAAGTGAATACCAACGAACCGAAACCTACTGAACCAATAATATTACCAACAGTCGTAGTGTCTGTCGCAATAGCCCCAAAGTTTAGCCCAACTACAGGATCGATAGAACTCTTTAAATCATAATCCATTTTTTAATCTCCTAAATTGCCCCACGAATAAACGTGGGGTATAACAATAATTCTATTAAGCTTTGATTTTTAACAATGCAAAGGCTTCAGGCATTTGCACTTGGCCAGTCAGCCATCGCTTCCAAGTGTATTTAATAATAGCCTCGGAATCTTGGCTGTATGGGTTTATGACCAACTTGGTACCCTCAAGGTCTAGTATTTGATATCCTGTGAAGAAATCACCAAGCCCAACAACGATGTCCCCAGAAGCAGCCAACGCTGATTGCCCCGTCAACCCTGTTACATCAGCCATGTCGGGCATAAGCACATAAGACGTGCCATCAATCGTATTTGGCCCATCGCTATTTTGCTTCCAAAACAATCCGTTCCCGCCAGTTTCTAATTCTAGTCTTAATTTAACGTAAGTTTTTGGACTCATGAAATAAACAGCGTTAGAATGGTAAGACTTTTTTAACTCGCCCTTTAAATCCACCACATCGGTAAACGATAATTTATTAGCTGCAGCAGTTTCGTATGTAGGTACACTAGCAGTCTTCAACACACCTTTTGGCATTTTGACTCCTGTACCATTTAAAAACCCATTGCCTTCACCAGCTATAAAACCACGAACAACCTTTTTTTCCATGTGGCTAACCATATCAGTTGGCGTAAAATTTATTTGCTCATCCGTAAGCTTTACGACAGAACGCTGGCTATATAGGGTGACAGTTTCCTCTTCAGCGTCAAGCCCAACTTGTTTCCCCGACTCTGTTTCACCCTCGAATGGTGCATAAGGGGCTTCACCGTCAATCACTACAGAAAGGCTTTTAGTAGTTACCGTTGAAGCATCGGCAAGTCGCCGAATATCACTAACCTCTGTGATTTTTGACCGAATCTTAGCATCAATTGCGTCTGGGACTAAAAAACCGCCGCTAGTACCAACGTCTGTGCGCAACAACGACTTCTGCTCAGCATTTAAGTGTTGTTCCCACGACAACCCATTTTTCATAGCCAAGTTCAAAGCCTTATACTCCGGAGACTCTTTATAATCAGAAGACCCTATAGACTTCTGAGAAACGGATAATTCTAAAGTCTCTAAACGCTCTTGAGCCGCTTTTAATTCCTTAGCGGTCTCGGCGGCACTTAACGTCAACTCCTTGTTTTTCTCTTCAAAACGCATAATATCCGAAAAGATGGCTTCAACCTTAGATTTTTGCTCACCAGTTGCACCTTCGATGCTTTTCAACCCTTCTAATACCGCACTTAGCTCAGCATTAGCTCCCTGTTCGGTAGTTTTCATTTCTACACTCATTTTTTACTCCTGTAATTATCTAACAAAACAACAAAATTGATTATGCTCTATTCATTGCGATAGATAACTCATTTCGAGTATTGACAAATCTATGATATTTAATATAGCATAATTTTTTGCCAATATTTTAAATTAAATAACAAAATTATCCCTTGATGCACTAAAATGAGCGCAAAATGTAAAGATTACCCAAAAGACGGCGATGACGGGAACTGGGACACAAAGGGATTTTAGGGTTAGATAAAACCCACCCGTTACAATCGGCATCATAGCTAATAGCGTAATAGAGCTTTTTAACCACTTAGATTTTTTATCATTCAAAGCCCTGTTCCTGTTAAAACGGGTATCATATCGATCTTTTGCTCTTTGAATTATTTCATCGAGTGATTTCTCGTCCTCAAATTCACTCAGTGGCAACCCTAACCCCTTATATTCAGATGGCTTAATTGCCATTAACAAAGAAAATGTTGCAAAAGATATAATGCCAAGAGCAAAAATCAAAGAAAACAATAAATTCTTATTAGTAAATGTACTATGCTGATTTATAAGAAAAAAAACTAAAACAGATGATATTGCGGTTGTTAATGCTAATAGCTTGAAAATTTTGTTGTCTAGCTCACTTGAAAATTCAAGTATTCCTTTTATACGTAATTCAGCTTGTCTTAAAAGCTCTTTTGATTTTTCGTTACTATCAGACATATTTTTTACTTTCATAGTTTTACTCCTTCCCGTTTTTAATCTTTTATTTTTTCTTGTATATTTTGCAAACTCGATTTTATTTCTGACAACAAAGTTTCAGATGCTTTCTTTTCAGCGTCAATAATTTTGTCGGCAATATCTTTTTTGTCTTGAATTTTTTTAACACAGGCTAAAAACGCAGTAGCTTCTTGGTTGCTTAATCCGTATGCTTTCAAAAAGTCAGATGCATCCTTGATATGCCCAAATTGCTCAAACTGTTGAACCATGTTTTTTTGCAATGGGCTATCAACTCCATCGATCTTGTCATAATACTTATTGATTGACTCAATAGCCACGCTAATATCATCAATACCATCTACTGATTTGCGACCTTTAATCGCTGCACTAGCCAAAAACAACGCTTTAGGAATTATTTGTAATTCACCATCAACAATATCGGCAATCTGGTACGCCCCTTCTTGTTTTTTCTCGTCATAAAATAAGAACGCCGTTTTTTGCTGGTCTATTGGCAATTCTTTTTGAACACGCTCTAACGCTTCAGACGGTACCCATGTATACTCTTTTTCGTAAATAGACAAGCTGTCTTGGAATGGGGTGAATGCCTTACTTGTAATAGCTGCCTCTGGGTTCATGGGTATAGTAACCAACGAAACCTCAAACAAATCAACAGATTTAATCATTCGGACGCTATCCCCATTGTGTTTTTCATAGCCAGCATCTTTAATTGAAAAACCAATAGACATATCATTGATAGACCCTACTTTCATTTGTGGAATAACACGCTCAGAAACAAATTTATCATCCCTTGGCATCTTTCCTTTAACGTAAAGGCCTTTAGCATCCTCGTAAGCGTCTGTAAATATACCTATAGGCATATCCATTTTGTGTTGCCACAACAACTTAGGCATTTGTTCTTTTAAGCTTTCAGCAAATGCCCCTTTAACTACAACATCGTTCCCACGGTCAATATTCCCAAAGGTTGATCCATATCCTTCAAAATAAAAACAATCAGGATCATCATTGTTAAACTCTTTTATTTCAAACGACAGATTTTTATATTCTAAGTTTTTGCTTTCCATTTTCACTCCATTATACACCATATAGACTACTGCACCGACAATTTATAATATTTTCAAGCGATGCCCCCATGCTTGTATCGCCAGGGTACATCATATATTCACCGTTCACAATATACGGGTCATTTATACCCTTAACCTGCCCATCAGCTACTGCATGACTAAACCTTGTTTTTTCATCCAAAACAGCAGCCCATTCCTTCTTGACATCTGGGTTGCCCACAACAATACCATCGTTAATACTGCTAGGGTCAACATTCCCATTCCTAGATATTACCGATGCCTCAATATTTTTAGCACGTTCAGCCATAAACTGGGTCTCTGTCAACGCTATCATAGCTTGCCGTCCCTTAAATGTACGATTTAAACCCTTGTTAAATTCTTCGTTAATTTTAGTGCCAGACTCCCCAGCCTTTTCAGTTGCCCGCTTAACAGTATCTTTAACATTATCACTAGTCGTCTCTATTAACTGCGATGCTCGTTTTTGCAGGATTGTTTCTACAAACGCCAATGCTATTAATACAGACGTGGCCTTTATCTTTTCATCTTCATCTTCCTGCTCTTGCTTATACTCAATTCCTTTAACTTCCAGACTTTTCCTATATGAATACCTGCCCTCATTGATAAAATTCCTTATAACACGCTTATAATGCCTTTCAAGCATATCCTCTGTTTGCTTTTGATATATATCAGCATTAATTAGCAACCCAGTCGCAGTATAAAATGAAACAACATCTTTTCTTATGTTTTCAAAATACGAAACCAGCTCACGTGTGAATGTTTTTTCTAATGCAAGCTTAAGCGCTAGGTTTCGCTTTGCTCTATTATTTTTTTCCGTTGTATTCATTCCACAAGCTGTTTAGGTAATCATCTGAATATTGTCCATCTAGTGCTTTGATTTGGTCTATCCACTCTTTTTTTGTTCCTTGATCCGAATATGGGTCTTGGCTTATTGGTATTTCAGACATCGGTCGGTATACTTCATCACCATGTTCTTTTAATTTTTCATATCCGAGGCGGCTTCTCATTTCGTTTACAGTTAGAGCATTAGCCAATTTAAGCATTCTGACCTCTTCTGCTTCTCTTAGCTTCATTGCTGAGACCTTTGACGAGTCGCACGTTATTCGATATTCTGGTTTTAAAATATTTCTGGTTATAAACGATTCAGATATTGCGTCAAAAATTGCGTTGAATGTTGGGAAAACCGCATTTTCGTATAAAGCGTATAAGGCGGTTTGATAGTTATTGTAAGTTTGAGACCCTGAGTTTACCAAAGGCTCTGGGATATCGTATCGTTGATAGATTGCCATTTTAGACTGCTCTTTGTTTTCATTTGCTTGCATATCTTTGTTGCTTCGGTTGTTATGCATGTGTAATGCAACCTCGGTTCCATTCAACGCCATCATACGCCCTTCGTTTTGCGCCCCTGTATAGTAATTGCTTAAATCCTTCTTAAACCTTTCAAATTTATCTGTATTTTTAAAGTTTGTTTGCAGGATACCTGACCCAGAGTATCCACGATCTAGGAACGACGCGACTTGTAACAATGATTTTTCAACAATTTGAGCATCTTGAGCCAGTGCTAACAGTTTAGACGTTGCCTTTGTTTCATTTTGCCCCAAATACCCCTTGATATGGATTAACTCGCCCAGATTATTAGCCCCAACAATGCGTCCGTCATTTTCGTTATACTTTTGTACATACAATCCGTTAATAGAAGAATAAAAACCTGTGTTATTTACTATGTAATTCCTAACCCCATCTGTTTCTGTAATTGTAACTGTCCTATCGCAAACAGGTGTTATATATTTCGATTTGTATTTTGTGTTGTTTGATAGATGCACATAAGCGTTGTTATAAATTAAAAAATCTGTTGCTAACTGCATCATGAATTCTGAGTAGCGTTGTACAGCGTTTGGTTTTCTTAATAAACTATATATATCAACACCACCATCGACAACAACATTGTTGCGATCTACAACAACTGGCTGTAATTGAGATACTTTTTCTGCAATCATGTCAACAGCATGACCAATAGGGGCAACATTTTTGTACAGCGAGTAGCCGTCATTTTGGCCACCTCTCAATAACTGTCTAAATATACTATCCTCGTTGGTTGCTGTTTTTGAACCTGGGGTTGCTGATTTTTTAAACGGATTCAGATTTTTAATTGGGTCAGTAAAAAAAGGCACGGCTCACTCTATAAAGATTTGCTATATTCAAGACTTAGGCTGCCATTCTTAGGGTTGTAGCCAGCAGTAACATTCTTAAAACCAACTTTAATCTTGCTGCCCTCGTACTTCACAACAACGTCTTTTAAATCGCCTTTACTAATTGAAGTCACCGCATCAGCAGCATATTGAATAACTTGCTCATCAGATTGCCCATTTATTTTGGCAACCTGATCGATTTTTTTAACTAAATAAGCAGCTATTGCGTCATCCTTAGTAGTTTTAGTCATTTTTGAGAATAAATCTATAACAACAAGGGCTTTTTTAGTGTATGCAATCCCCATATTCCTATTTTCTTTTACCAATAACCACAAACCTAATGCCTTAAGCCACAAAAAGATAGTTTTCATTCTTTTTACTCCTGTTATATTTTAATAACAACAGTGTAACATTTTAGAACAGCTTATTTTTGACTTTTACAATATGCTCCCAAATGGGCTGTTATTAATCAATTAGATAATGGCCTATCCATAGGTATTCCAAAGCCTCCGCTCTTTTTCTTAACTCTAATTCTTCTTCGGTAGGCCTGTGGACAAGATCATGCACGAAACATTTACTCACTACATCATACTTTATTCCGTCTTTCCATTTGTCTAACTCCAGCCCCTCCCAGCTTCCACCATCAAATTCTTGTTTAATCATTATTTTCCCTCCGTGTTTAAATGTTTTACCCATAACAAATCAAAACACCCAAAAGAGCAACCAAAAGGACCTCTTCGACCAGTCACAAACCTGCACCGAAATACACCGTTTAAGTATTCGTCCAATGAACCGTCAAACCGAAATGTAACACACTCAGGTTCATCAAACTTGAATTTAAACTCAAACATATCAACA